TGCAGCTTGGCCGGACGCTCCGGTAAGCTCAGTCGTGGACTGCTGGGTATTTGAATTAATACCCGTAGGGGTTGTTACTGTGAAATGAGAACCTACGAGGTCTGATGCATGAGTGATCGTACCATCATTCACCTGCACCTCATAACGTTGCTCAGGGTCCGAGTAAACCAAAAGAGTGCGGGTCGTATCGCCCGTAGCTCTCTGGTGAACAGCAGCTCCTAGGATCGGAACATCAGTCGTGCCGTCCCAAATATCGACAACTTCGTTGTCAGTACCTGTACCGGCTATAATATAAACTAGTGAACCTTCACCAATGCTACTGCCGCCAGCGTCAGCTTCGACTTCCATAATGTCGGGAGCTGTGCCAGCTTGGTTTAATAGCGCTCGGAGTCCGAATGGGGCATCAATATTAGCCATTGTTACTCCTTAGTAGGATTGAACGGGAGTGCCGTCCGGTGTGTGCCTTCATCAGGATGGGCCGACTTCTGCGAAAACTTCTTAGGGGTCGCGTCCGTTGCCATCCCGGCACCTACCAGCTTCACTCCAGCACTGAGAATTTCATCCTCATGGTCTCGTAGAGAACCGCGTTGACGAGCAGACTCAAGCTCCATCTTCAACCCGCGGCTGACAAAAATCCTTTTGTCGAGCCTGCAGAGGATCAGGTCACCGCGCCGAACATAACTGTCGTCATGCTCTTGGTAGCCCATCCGCTGCGGAGGGTCGGGGATGTAGTTGCTGAGTAGCTCTCCATCTTTACCACAGTACTCATCGTCCCACACTACAGGCACCCAGCCACGCCATCCGCGGATCTGCCGATACCGGGGGTACTTCCACGAAAGCACTTGGCCTTGCGGGAAGCCCTTCTCGGGCTCGGGCGCGATCGTACCGATGATCGAGTACGGGTTGCTTGCATCATATGGGTCATACAAGACATTGAGTTTGTCTGCGATTTCATCTCGCTGTACCTGTATATCTCCTTCTTCGACCTGCGTCTTGAGCTTAGTAACCATATCTAGTAGAATGGCGTTCTGCTCCTGCAGTTCGTCCATCAGGAAACTTTCGTGCTCTGCTTGAGGTTTGTCGCTCATTTACCTATCTCCTTATGTGGTCGTCAATGTTATCAGCGTAGAAGTCTTCCCGGTTCTTAACTCGATCCATGTCGAATTCTTTGCCCCGAGGAAGCGCTCCCTTTCGCCTGAGTGAGTCCGCTATTTCTTGGCGCTGTGCATCTGACATACGGGTCTTCGCCTTCGGTGCGTCTGCGGGGGCTGTGCCGCCCGTGGCTATCCGTGGCGTACCCTGTACTATGCGGCGCGATTGCGGTTTCAGGTCTCTCTCGATAGCAACTTCGTTAGCGATGTGCAGATGGGCCTTCGGAAAGGCAGCCAGCTGCTCGGACGTCATTTCACCCTTGCGCTTAGCCACTTCCTGAGAGAACTCGCTTGTGGAATTCTCAAGATCAGGATACATTGACTTAGCAAGGTTTGCGAATCTCGCCTCTTCTTGCGCTAGTTGCTGAGATTGGGTCAGGCTGTTAATTTTGCCGTCCATCATCTCTTCAAGCCTACGTGTCAACACGTAGTTGTCGAATTGAGCGAGCTGGGTGGGATCAACTTCATCCTGTCCAGCCAGTAAATTTGCTTTATACTGCTCAAGCTGAGCTACAGAGTAGTTAGCGAGTGCATCATCCGTATTTCCAGTGCTCGGCGGTTGGCCGGTGTCTGCTGGAGTGGGTTGGCTTGTTTGGGCCGCTATGCGGTCGAGTTGGGCCAGTATCCTTTCCTCAGACTTCTCCATCTTGCGGAGCAACTCTCCACGGACTTCATCAGGTGTACGACCATCCGGCTTCGGTTCCACTATCTCAGCTGGATCTGTCTCCGGTTCTGGTTCGACAGGTGACGAACCTGGGTTTACGTCAAATTTTTGACTCATGTTCTCCCCTTATACGTTGGGTATCGGTTATTACTTCTGAGTACGGAAGCGTCTCCTCCGTGCCTCTTCTTGCTTGATTGCAGCTGCCTGTAGTATCTCAGGGCTAGTCTTAGCCGTAGCTTGGGCTGCTCCTGATGCGATCAGGCTCGCTCCAATATTAATAGACTTCTTACGCCGCAAGTCTTTCTTACGCTGCAGCTCTTTGCTTAATCTGGCTTTTGCCATTATTCTTCCCTCCCTTAGATTGTATGAATTCGATTGCTTGTCGGTAGCCGTCATACTCTGAGACGGCCTTTCCTATTTCGAGCTCCGAGCCCTGCCGTGCCTTGGCTATGACTCGCTGTTCCTTGTGAGCTAGCTGTTCCTGCAGCAGCTCGATCATGGTCTTCCAATCACTTGTGTCTACTATCTCCCATTTCCCCATTACTGGATGCCTCCTTGTTCACCGGAGAGCGAGCCCGCCCCCACGATATTGGATGGGACGTTGTTGGCGGTGCCGCCTCCGCCCCCGATCTGACCCTGCTGTTGCTTCAGCATCAGCTGGTCTTGGTGCTGCTTGAAGTGCGCAGCGATCAGGGTGACTTGGAGGTCCGTCAGGTTCTCGAATGCCTTCCCGTTCTGGAGGGCATTGATCTCCGCCATGTGCGAGGCATCGTCGTCTATGGGTAGTACGTTGACCGGCATGCCTTGCTTCATCATCTCTGTCTCGGCCCGCTGGCTGAGGGGCTGTCGAGAGCCACCCTGCTCCTGAGCGCGAGGCAGAAGCTTCTGCACGTCGATACCGCCGTCGCTGTACTGGTTCAAAAGAAATTCAATTAGGTTCCGTCGTGCCACCATGTCGGTCGCGTACATCGGCTCGGCAGCTAGCAGCTGGTAGAGCGATTGTGCGAGGGTCCGCATGACCTCACGATTCGTATTGACCGTGGTGCCCTTGAAGATAAACTTCACGCGGTCCTGCAGGTCGCGGTTCCGCGTCCGCATGGGACGTTCCGTGCCCGTGACTTTCCGCCACTTCTCGCTGGAAGCGAAGGCGTCGTACAGGGCGTAAATCTGGTACATCAGCTCACCCCAGCCGCCCTTCTGTGCGGCGGTGATGAAGCCGTCCACCTTGACACCAGCCTCGCTCAGCAACGCTAACGTGCCGCGTGCTGTCCGAGGAGCGTTCCGTACCTGCGACGACCCACTAGCCTGCGGGCTCACCGTCAGCCTGTCCGCGAATAGGAGCAGGGAGTCTACCGCGCTTAGGTTAGCAAGCGGCTCCTGCTGGAATTTCGGGAAGAAGACGCCGTTAACGTCTTGGACGGGTATACCCTGTCCAGGCACTAAGCCTTGCAGGATCTTCGGATCTCCCGGCATCGCGTGCGGCACGTAGAAGAAGAACGGGTTGTTGATCAGCTCCTGCGCATCGTTCACGGAGTTCAAGATGGTGTTGACCTCGACGTTGATCGGGGCCAGAATCTGTCCTATCGACCAGCTGTAGAAACGGTTGCTGATCGGAATGCTGTGTAGCTCTGCGAAAGGTCGCCTCCCGTGCGGGAAGACTTCCTCAAGGTTTTGCGCTCTCACGATACGCCGGATGGCATACGGGATCTGGTAAACCATTTCCTGATTGATCCCACTGCCGTCCAGACTGTCGGTGGCGTAGACCTCGAAGATCAGCACCTTGTCGTTGGAGTAGGGCGTCGGGAGCTTGGAGGTCTTGCTGCCTCTCCGGTTGCCGTGCCATTGGCCGGTCACCAGATCCTTCTGCTTCTTGAGGCGACTGTTGTCGAGGTGCTTGATCTCCTCTTCCTGCTCCGTCGTGCTGCGATTCTTGAGTACGACCAGCTCTTCCGGAGTGATGTCCCAGCCCTCGAACTGCATCCGCTGCTCGATCTCAGACATGCTGAGCCAGTACTGCTGCGCCACGCGTGGGGCAGACTGCAAGTCCTTGGCGCGGAAGGGGACGATCAAATCCTCGAACTCGATCAGGTCCACCTCCACGTTGTCCTTGGCCGGGTATGGGCGGAAGGTGCGTACGTTAATAGTATTGATATATCTGCTAGGCCGGAATTCGACCGTGATGTCTCTGTACTCGACTCGATCTTCCACGAAGTCGATCAGGAAGTCGATACCCTCTAAGACCTGCTCCTGTAGAGGATCGATGAGCTCCTCGCCAACTCGGGCGTCTAGTATCTGGATCCCGGCAAACATGCTGCCGAGAATCTCCACTGGGAGCTTAAGACGTTCCTCGGGCACCGGGGTGCCGGTGAGGTCAATGTCGCCCGCCTTCCAAACGGAGTCGGTCTCCTCGACGCTTACCGTGCGGCGCTCCTCGAAGTTGTACCACGCCTTGACGACGGATACTCCGTCGATGTGACGGTTGCGGATCCAAGACTCGAACGTGGTGTAGAAGTTGGGGATGTCGGTATCGACCCCGTGATTCACCATGATCTCGGCTTGCTTCGTCTCGGCCTCATTGTGGTCGTGCGGCACTCGACGCGCGTGAGCGTGCGGCTCCTGCGCAAAGAACGCGTTCATCTCCTTGGGAACGAGAGCTTCTATCTTTTCCGCCAGCACATGAAAGTGGATGTTGCTCTGGCCCTTGAACCGCAGCTTGCGCCTACGCAGGCCGAAGTAGAGGTTGCGGATGTAATTCCGCTGCTCCAGAGCTACACGGCGGTCCATGATGTCCGTCTCGATCAGGCGAACTAGGTCTTCGCCCTTGGTCACCATGTTATTGTCGGTCCCTACTACTTCTTCATGCGGCATTAGTCAGTCACCAAGTACTCCACAGTCGCCGTGTTATTAGCGTCGGTATTCTTAAAGTATAGGTTCGTTATTGAGGAACCTACCAGCACTAGAACGTCAGCTACGACATCTTTGGTCGTGGCATTGACAGCTATCGTGATTGGTCGGTCCACAACAATAAATAGGTGCTCACCGGGGGTGCTTGCCCCGATATCTCCTAGGTTAGCCTCCTGAAAGGCTCCCATGTTGGCGGCCAGTACGAGCCTGTCACTGGAATGGACCGTGTAGGCCACATCATCCGGCGAGAAGTTCTGCTCATATAGGATAGCGCCGTTCCGCGTGAGGCGGATTCGTAATTGTTCTTGTACAACTAGAGCGTCTGCCAAATGTCATCGTCCTCCATGGTGTCAGGTTCAATTGGTCGATTAAATACCTCTGTGCCAAAAATCCCTACCATACTAGCGTCTTCCTCGGGCACATTTTGCAATTCTCTCTTGAGCATCTTATAGTCAATTTTAGTCTGATAGTAGTACCGGATACAGTCAATGAAATCGTCATCTGTCTTGCGTACCTCCTGCTTCTCTCCTTTGAGGTCACGGTCCCGCGAGCTCTTCCATTCGTCCCAGACGAAGCGTAGGAAGTTCGACTTGAGATTGGAGCAGTTGTTCAGGACTATTAATCCCGGCTCGTGCCACTCGTACTGGACCTTCAGTGCCTCGTGGATCGCGTCGTATCCCACCTGCGCGTTCCGCTTTGGTGCCGGCGCACAGTGGATCCCCTCCTCAGCAAACTTACTCCAGACGGAGTAGCCGCTGGTCCGCTCCTGCTCCTTCGAGGAGGAGTCGATGAGGGCCATTGCTATGGGCTCTCCTCTTTCGAGCTCCTTGATACGCGCTGCCACATCGGAAATGGTGCGAAGATTGGCATCGAATAGTTCACGGTATGCATATAGCTGATTATCAGGATTGATAGCAAGCCAAAGCACAGCCACCGGCTTCTTGGGGTGCGGGTCAATGACGCGTACACGCGGCCAAGTAGGCGGAATCTCAAACTCTGGTACCCAATATGGTTCCTTCGCTTCCCACTCCTTGTAAACTCGTCCGGTCAGGTGCATCCATTGGCCCCCGAGCCGTGCGGCCTTCTCATCCTCGCGCAGGTTTCTCGCGAAGTCGTCAATCGATTCGTCAGGCAGGAACCCGCCCTTACTCTCTGAGTTGTCCGTAATCTTAAATCGGTACGCCTTCACCTTGCCATCGGGGTCGCCTGCTCGCGCCTCGATCATGTCGGCAATCCACGGCTGGCTGAGCGGTGTGAGCGTCATCCAGCAATGGCCGGAGAAATCTACCAGCCCACGCTGCAGGGCCACAAACTTCCGGTAACCACAGGGTTCGTCCACCCAGAACCAGTGCCCGTTCGTACCCTCGAAATGCATGTCCTCCTGCGCGTCACTCATCAAGTACCAGACGCTGCCGTTGGTCCACTGCACCTCTACCGGGATTCCCCGGTTGTCTTTGCGTATCTTGTACCAGCCCCGCGGTGCCCACTCCTGAAGTTTCGCCCAGATGTTCTGCTTAATGGCCTGTTGAAAATCTTGCGCGATAACCCGCCCTTTGTTAGGCACGGGGATGGGTTCTCCGTTTGCCAGCCGGACAATGTAGTTGGGGTCTTCAGGTTCAAGCCAAGGGCGATAACCCAGACTATGAGCAATAGCCTCCACGACTCCCACAACACTTTTACCCGATCTGTTGTCGCCAAGAACGAGTCGAATCTGCGCACCCTGATCATCGAAAAATGTTCCCTGATCCCCGACCGGATTAGGCCGGAAAAGGCAGATTTTCTGCGTATGGTATATCGCCGCATACGCCTTGAGCTGGTGGTACAGCTTCTCTAATTTATTCCTTGCTTCTTCCAAATTCGGCATGCTGTAAAAACTCCTCGACTTCTATCTTGTCGATCGCTTCTTGGGGTAGCGCAATAGAGGAGACGTGGAAGTCTGGCTTCACATCCTGGTCGATGCAGTAGTCCGTCACTGCCTTCATTTCCCGAATGAGCCACTTCCCAAAATCCTCATAGTCATCTCGTGTTCTGTTCCATAGACTGACTGTATCGCTTTGACATTCGTATAATAGTATGACGGGTCTAATTGGGTGTATCAAAGTCATCTATACTTGTCACCTCAGTCTTTGGTTCGGATTCGATGGTCTCTACCTCTGCGAATACCTCATTGACGTTTGTCATGAGGTCTTGGTTATTGTTCTCAAATGTGATGTCGATTAGCTTAAGCTCTTTGATCGTGCCGTTGATGGCGGCCTTGAGGCCCGCGATGTCGCCCGGCAGCATGAGTTGTCCGTCAGCCACGTCCTGCGTGAGCGCTCGCTCGTACTGCTGCGCCACGTTGGCCTTGTCCATGACAATGCCGAACGAGGTTGCTTTCTGGAGAAGAGAGGGTCCGTAGGTGGCGTACCGCACAAAGTTGCCTTGCGCGTCGTACACGGGTGTGCGGCCCGACTCGATGTCCTTCTTCGAGAGGGACTCCAGTAGCTCATTGGCCTTCACGTGGATCCGGCTCTGCATCTCCGCCGCTACCTCAGCTCGCGCTGCGCGTGTGGCGGGAACGGTGGCGTTCTCCGCTTCGATGGCCTTAATGACGCGATGAACTGTCTGCACGGCGACGCCGCACTGCTTGGCGGTCTTCGTCTTGTTGTTGAGGACGAGCCACGTCTGGTAGATAAGCTCCTTCTCAGTAGCATTCAGTTTCTGTCTGTCACCCTTTTTCTTAGCCATTAGTTATTCGCTTCCTCAGATATTAGGTCTCTCTGGTTGCTCTTATTTAGAAGACTAAGGATAGGCTCCCTGAGAATACGGAAT